TATGAGGTCTTTTATCTACAGGAGACATGTATGGAATACTTATCTCTTCAGAAGCCCATGCTATAATATTATTATTCAGGTCACAGTATCTACAGAACTTACGTTCCCAACTACTACGACATATTATATTATTATAGTTTCCTTGATATTTTTTGGGGTATTTTGGTTTGTACCTACTCTTAATACTTTCAGCCATCTCTTATACATAATATATAACCTAAAAATATTTATAGATGGCAGGGGTTCTTCCAGAAAAGTTAAGGGTAACTGATATAAAATCTAGGTTACTGAATGTAGCTCAGACTTCTCAATATCGTTTAACTTTATCTGTGCCAGCAGCAGTTAGAACAAGGGTGTCTGATTTAAGTGGATTAGATTTAGATAATGTTAGTTTATCCTGCTCTGAGGCAAATCTACCAGGATCATCATTAGCAACTCATGATGTTACTAATGATTATCAGGGTGTAACTGAGAAGATGGCTTATAGAAGAATATATGATGATACTTTGGGGTTGACATTCTATGTTGATAGAAACTATAATGTTATTAGACTGTTTGAAAGATGGATTGATTATATAAGTGGGATTACAGATCCTCAAAAGTATAAGAGTCCTTTTGTCAATCAAAGGGTTGCATATCCTAAAACATATAAAAATGATATATTTGTAACTAAGTTTGAAAGGGATCATTATTCTGAAGAGTCTTCTCTTAAGAAAGGTATTTTAGAATATACTTTTGTTCAAGCTTTTCCTAGAGATATTACTGCTATTCCAGTTTCATATGAAGCTAGTCAAGTTTTAAAATGTAATGTATCATTCTCCTTCATTAGATATGTGGTAGAGAAGAAAGTATTAAATGTTGTTTCTACTTAGACTAAATAAACCACACTGAAATTTTTGTAAAATATTATGCCATTACCAACCATTGTTACACCAACTTATGAACTTGAGTTGCCATCTACAGGAAAGAAAGTCAAGTACAGACCTTTCCTAGTTAAAGAAGAGAAGTTACTTGTCTTAGCACTAGAGTCTGAAGATACAAAACAAATTACTACTGGTATTAGAACAGTCTTGAAGAATTGTATACAGACAAGAGGAGTGAAAGTAGAATCACTTCCTACTTTTGATATAGAATATCTGTTCCTTAATATTAGAGGTAAATCTGTAGGTGAAGAGATAGAAGTTAATCTAATATCTCCTGATGATGGGGAAACTCAAGTTCCTGTAACTATTAATATAGATGATATTAAAATACAGAAGGATGAGTTTCATACTAATAAGGTTAAGTTGGATGCCAAATTAGTAATGGAGATGAAGTATCCTTCTTTAGATGAGTTTATTAAAAATAATTTTGATTTTAATGATACTGTTGGAATGGATCAATCATTTGAATTGATAGCATCATGCATTGATAAAATTTATAATGAAGAGGAGGTATGGTCTGCTGCTGACTGTACTAAGAAAGAGATGAAAGATTTCTTAGAGCAAATGAATAGTATGCAATTCAAAGAGATTGAAACTTTTTTTACTACCATGCCTAAGATATCTCATAGTGTAACCTTTACCAATCCAAAGACTAAGGTTGAAAACACTGTAGTACTAGAAGGGTTATCATCTTTTTTCGCATAGGTATGGTGCATATGGATCTGGAGAATTATTATAAACTTAATTTCTCCTTGATGCAGTACCATAAATATTCATTAACTGAGATTGAAAATTTGATCCCTTGGGAAAGGGATATATATGTTGGGATGCTTCAACAATATCTTGAGAATGAAAGATTAAAGCAACAACAAGCAAGTAGTTAATGGCTCCAGCAACCACTAGTCCAATCAAAATACTTTCAGACTTAGGATATGAAGTTTGGGAGATAGAAAGTGACGCTGATATGCTAAGGGCATTGGTGGAGGCAATTAATAGTTTAAGTATTACTAATCCTAATGATGGTAGAATTTCCATATTACAAAATGCAGTAAAAGAAATAAGAGGTGCAAGTAGAGCTGCTAGTCCTAGTAAAGATCAGAAGTTTACTGAGAAGAGAACAACTTTAAAGGGAAGTAAGTTTATTCCTAGAGCAAAACCTAAAGCAAAAGCTACTGCAAATAAAGTAGCAATGTTACCTGCTGCTCAAGAAGATGATAATGCACCTATATTTGCTACATTATTGAATGGATTAAAAAATATAGCATCACTACTGAAGAACATAGCTTCACTTTTGGGTGTTCAATTTAGATATAAAAGACTACTTTCTGATAGACAACGTAGAGCAGATGCATTAGAAGCAAAGAGAAAAAAAGAAGAAGGTCTGGAGGGTTCTGAGAAATCTAGTATAGGATCTGGAATTTTAAGATCAATTGCCAAACCAGTAAAATCTTTTTGGGATAAGTTATTAAATTTCTTCAAGAATATTATATTAGGGTCAGCAGTCTTAGGATTCTACAAGTGGATGAAAGATCCAAAGAACCTAGAGACTATTAAAGGTATTGGTGAATGGTTTGGTAAGTATGGAAAAGCTATTCTTATAACTTTAGGTGCATTATTAGCTTTAAATATAGGATTTAAAGCTTATAGATTGGTGAAAGCTATAAGAGATATTGTAAAACTTTTGAAGTTTGGTAAGTTTTTCAAGCGTCCTTGGTGGAAAAAACCTTTAGATAAAACTGTAGAGGAAGTTGTTACTAATAAAAAAATAATAAAAGGAGCTGAGAAAGGATTACAAAAGGGAGTAGAAAAATTAAATGCTGCAGAGACAGCTAGATTAATAAAAGAGGAACAACTTTTAAAAACTGGTAGAAGTCTTAAAAATGTTATTCCTGATCTAGCGAGCAAGCCTAATCTAGTAGGTCGTATTACTGCACCTTTAGTTGATTTAGCAGATGATGTTGTTTCACAATTGGATAATTTTTTAGTCAATATTACAAAAAATGTCACAAAAACAGCTGATCCTGCAAGATTAACTAAAGGATTATTAGATCAAACAGGTGAGGTAGGTGATAAATTAGCTCAAGAAGGAGCAGAGTCGTTCGCTGATGTAGGAAAGTCAGTAGCCGAAAAGAAAATTGATGATCTCTTGATAAAGGGTATTACTGAGACTGTAGCTAAAAGTCCTACAGCATATTTTAGTGAAAGTGCTATTAATGCTCGTAAAGTCATCCCAGAAGGTGGTATGGCTGGAATGGATATAATGAAATTAATAGGTGATGAAAAAGCATTGAAAGAATTGCTTGATAATGGGACTATAACTAAGAAAGTTTATGAGAATTTAATTAAACAGGGAATAGAAAATCCTGTATTAGGAAAAGCATTTAAGGAGGGAGTAGCTAGTAAATTAATTAACCCAGAGATTCTTGAACCCATAAGTAAACAGGCAATGAAAAGATTGGGACCTTGGGGTTGGTTAACAAGAAGTTTACCTATTATTAGCACTGGTTTAGATACATGGTCTGCTATTGAGGAGTTGCAGAAAGGAAATCTTCAAGCTTCACTTTTATTTGCTGGAGGAGCTGTCACTAGTATGGTTGCCCCTTGGTGGTCATTTGGATTGAGTATGGCTGGAGTAGCTGAAAGTATTAGAGCAGACAGAGCTAAAGCAGCTGATCCTAACTATGAAGATCCTTTAGGAAAATATCTTAAGAACATAGAATTTGCCCCTCATATGGTCACACCTCAGATGATGGATTTTTATTCTGCAACTCCTACAAGTAAGAAGAAGGAAGTTAAAGTTGCTTTAGTTCCAATTGATACTGGGGATAGTGGTTCTACCAGTGGATCAGGTGCTACTAATAGTGATGTACAAACAGTTGCTTCAGTTGATATCAATAATCCTCAATTAATAGGCAATAGTGCTGAGTATGAAGTATTAGTATCATGATTCTTCCACTTATAAGCACAGGTTTAAAAATATTCAAAGCAGCCAGAGGCAAAGCATCTTCTGGTTCTGAGATGGCGTCTAATATTGTTAGTAAAAAAACCACTGTTACTGGTAAAAGTGTTGGTAGACCTAAATCTGGTGCTATAGTTAAAGCATCTTCTAACAACATATCTGGTGCAAAGTTTCTACAATCTACAACTGATCCTAGTAGAGATAAAATTAAAGCAAAAGATGGAATACTTGAGGGGTTTGCATCTATAATTAATGTAATCAATAAATTTCTTTCTTCTATATTACAAACACTCATAGCAGATAATAAATTAACTAGGAAACAATTTGAAAATGAAAGACTATCAGGAGAGTTAGCTTTAAAAAGACAAAGAGAATCTAGTCTTGAAGATGATCAGGATACTGAAGGTGTACCATCTTCTAAAAGTAAATCTAAACGTAATTCTTTCTTTGATAGAATAATTAAATTTATTTCATCAATCATAATTGGATCTTTAGTTCTTGCAGTGTATAGAAGATTCACTGATGTAATTCAATTTTTTAAAGACACTTATGAACTTATAAAAGATATTTTTGAAAGGTTAGGTGAATATATTTCTCCTATATGGGAAGTATTTAAATTTTTAGTTGATCCTGTAGAGGGTATATCTAAGTTAATAGGTTTAAAACCTGATACTACTGATTATGCATCTAAGATAGAAAAAGAATTAGAGGATGCAGGAATAGAACTTGAATCTGAGCAAAATCTTCTTGGAGAAAAATTAAAAGAAGAAAGTGAAGAAGTGGAAGGGCAAGATAATAGTGAAGCAACAGATGGGCAAGATAATGATGACATATCTTTAAATGAAGGAGAAAAAAAAGGAAAAAATATAATTATGATGGCTATAGATTTTTTAATTGGAGCAAAAATA